TCACGTCAATAAATCGCCCCAATCCAGCTTGGTCGGCTGCACCAATTTCCCCTTGCGATGACGCACATACTGCACCGTCATACTACTATTTTTATGTCCCAACAAATCACGCGCCGCATTTAGTCCCAGTTCCTCATCCTTGTCCGTACCAGCCTTGGCGCGTAAGTCCCGAAATTGAAAATCCGCCTTATCCACCCCAGCCAATCGCCGCGCCTTGTCCATGCCATAGCGCAACTGGTTATACGAAATCGGCCGCTCATCTTTGCAAAACAAAAAATCATGTTTTGCATTGCCACGCTCGGATAAAATCTGCTCCACCACATCAGCAAACACACCCACCAACGCCACACGCAATCGCTTACCTGTTTTATTCTGCTGAATCCACAACGCGCCATCGCGAAAATCCGACACACGCAATTTCAACGTATCGCCCACACGCTGGCTGCACAAATAAGCCACCAACATCAACTGTTGAATATGCCTATCTGCACGATTGAACACACGCCAAAACATATCGTCCGACACATACACATCGCGCCCTTTTTCCACATTTTTCTTGACACCGCGCACAGGATTTTCATTATCCGTATAACCCCATTCACGCGCCTTATTAAAAATATGGCTAAACAACGCCACTTCGCGATTTGCCCGAGTTTTCGCCGCTTTACTGCGCCAATCCAAATACTCCCGAATGTGAACAGGGCGAATCGCATTGATAGGCACAGGCGGTTTATCAGGCTTATTTGGTGGCGAAGATGCCAGCGAAATCGTCAATTTCCTTTTGCCAGACTCCGTGCCGCTCAAAATCAACGAATTCACAGGTGCAGCCATTGCCGCCGCCTTTACCGTTGTTGCCATTCAATACGCCTACGCCTATTTGGACAAAAAAAACCAAAGTCAAAACGTGGAGAATAATCCGTCATGACCCCTATGCAATATGCCGCCATTCAAGCCCTAGCAGGCGCGTGTGCCTTATCCATTCTCTTTTTTGACAAACGTGGCAGAGCGCACAAGCCCATTTTTGCCTATTTAGCCTATTTCACATTTCTACAAATGATGTCGCTCGTCCTTGCTGCTCATTTCAAACTCAACGAACTACTGGAATGGCTGCTCATATTCACACTCGCCCTGCAAACAGGTAGCGTCCTATTAGCAGGCGGCAACATTGGCAAAATTCACGCCAGTTTTCAGCTTTCCCAATTTTGCAGGCTGCTTCGTCGCTTGCAATTTAATCAACAAAAGAAAGAACAACATCATGACTCAAAAAGCATTTGATATTTTTATAGAACGCATCTTGTCGCACGAAGGCGGCTACGTAAACCACCCACGCGACCCAGGTGGCGAAACCAACTGGGGCATTACCAAAGCCACCGCCCAAGCCAATGGCTACACAGGCAGCATGCGCAGTATGTCGCGCAACGATGCGATTGCCATCTATCGCCGCGCCTATTGGGAAAACAGCCAAGCCAGCCAAATGCCTGCTGCTATCGCTTTCCAATATTTTGATGCCTGCGTCAATCACGGCATTCAAAACGCCAGCAAAATCCTACAACGCGCCGCCAAAGTGGCAGACGATGGCATCATCGGCAAACAAACCTTGGCAGCCATCAAAAAAGCAAACCAAGCCGAATTGGTCAGCCGCTTTCATGCCGAACGCCTAGCGTTTTATACCCATATCGCCACGTTCAGCACCTTTGGCAAAGGCTGGGTACGCCGCGTTACCCAAAACATTCAGCACGGCGTGGACGACTTAAACACCCAATGGACAGCGGACAGCCTAGCATGATAAACAAACTTGCCACCTATGCCCTGTGTGTTGCAGCCATTGTCAATATCCCATTGCTTGCCCTTGCCGCTTGGCAGCACACGCAAAACAAACACCCGCACCAACAAGTTGCCCAAAGCCAACAGCAAGCCCAAAACGCCCAAGCAACCATAGCGCAAATGCAGCAAAACCAAATCCAGCTGCAAAATCAGCTCAACCAATGGCAGCAAGCCGCCGCCCAAAGCCGCCAGCAGCTAGACATCGCCCTGCAACAAAACCCACAATGGGCAAGCCAACCTCTGCCCAGCCACATCAAGAAAGCCCTGCAACCATGAACAAAGCCATTATCGCCACCGTCCTTTTGGCAGCCTGCACTAATCAACGTCATTAGCTGCCCAGCCGTTCCCGAATGCGTACGACCCAACATCGCCTTGGCTACCAATGCTGATTTAGTCCGCGCCTATCAAGCCGCCGACCACGCTTTTCAACAATGCAAAATCGCACGCGATACACTCGCCGCGTGTGTCAAGAAAGAATTCCATGTCCCAAATGATTGACCGCGCCTGCGACCTAGAAGAACGACACCGCGCCGCAGCATTAGCACGCTGGTCGGCAACCCAAACCCCACGCGCCAACCAATCCGCGCACGAATGCCACGCCTGTGGCGAGCCAATCCCAGAAGCCCGAAGAGCCGCCGTCAAAGGCTGCACCCACTGCATTACCTGTCAAGAGAAAATAGAAAAATATGGAAAAGCCTAAATCCCTACGCACCGCCCTAGAAACCGCCCTGCCCGAATTGCGCGACAACCCCGACAAACTCCATCTCTACATTACCAACGGACAAGTAGAAGCCCACAAAGGCACGCTTGGATACACCGACCACTACACGCTCACGCTACTAATTACCGATTTTGTCGGCAATATAGACGTGTTAAAAGTCGCCATTATCAACTGGCTGCAAACCAACCAGCCAGATATTTTGGGGCAAGGCTCGGTTATCCCGAATGCGTTTACCTTTGAGGCAGATTTAAACGGACACAGCAGCGCAGATTTGCTGATTGAACTCAAACTCAACGAGCGCACCACCGCCTTGATTGACGAACACAACAACGTCCACATCACACACCCAGCCGAACCACAACGCGATACCGATTTAGCCACCACATTAGGGCTATAAACCATGAACGCACTAGATATTTACCTAGATAATCTCAACACCTTAACCCAACGCTTGTCGCCACAAGAAAGCAAAAAAATGATGCGCAAAATTGGTGCAAAAATTCGCCAAAACAACCGCGAGCGCATTATTGCCAATTTGCAGCCTGACGGTAGCCCCATGCGTCGCAGAAAAGACAGTGATAAAGATTATTTGGAAGGTTATCGTAAATTACGCAGAAACGAAGAATTGAAAGTTGGGCGAATGTTTATTTACGATGGCCCAGAAATGAGACAGCGTAATATCGGCCAATTGCGTGAAATGCTCACCATTAAACGCCCTGAACACGATAAAAAATACGGCTTTCCTTATCGTTTTCACAAGGGCGGTGGCTACTATCAACGCAGTTCCTATGATTCAGATTATGTTCAAGGTTTTGCTTTATCGCGTGGCGGTTCATTAGGACAAGACGGCGTTTCAAAATTTAACCGTAAATTCATTTACGTTCCCGATAAGAGCGGCAAAAAGCGCATACATGAAAAACTCATGTTCCGCAAAATCAACCAATTCAAATACCTCAAACTCAAAGCCACATCACACGAAGCCGCCATCGGCTTTTTAAGCGGCTTAACCGCCTACATCGCCCACGCCCACCAATACGGCGAAGGCAACCGCCCACAGCGCAAATTGTTAGGTTTTTCCGATGACGATTTGCAGATTGTGGAAACCGTGTTGCGGCAATATTTCGCAACAGCTTGACGTCCTTCCCTTTGTTCACGGAAGGAAGGACGTCAATGAACGCGCTAGAACGCTTGGAGAGCAATCGCAGACCGAGCAGCAAGTGCAGCAGCGCAAACAAAGTCTCGGTTGGAGCATGAAATGAAAATATTGAAAAAGTAAAACAAATGTTTTATTATTTGATTACTTTTAAATATTTAAGGAATTAAACATGAGCGCAATAAATTTTAATATCCGTATGGATAAAAGTTTGAAAGAACGCGCATTTCCAGTCATTGAGAGCTACGGATTAACGCCAGCACAAGCAGTCAAACTGTTTTTTAATCAGATTGCTACTACCCAAACCATTCCCATTTCATTTGAACACAACGTAAACCGCATTCCTAATGCAATCACACGTAAAGCGATTGAAGATGCGGAATCCGAATTTGAGACAGCCAAACGCTATAAAACCGTTGAAGAAGCTATTGCAGCAATGCAGGAATTGGCGAAATGAGCAGAGAAATTATTTTTCAAGGGCAGTTTAAGCGAGATGTGAAAAAGCAGTTTTTAGAGCTTGCGACAGTGGAATGGGCAGAAGTTTTAACTTGTTTGGTAAATGATTTGCCGCTTGCTGAAAAATATCGCGACCATGCGCTTGTGAATGACAAAAACGGATACAGAGACTGCCATATCAAGCCTGATTTGGTTTTAATTTACGGCAGGAAAGAAAACGCCTTGATACTTGTTCGGTTAGGTTCTCATTCCGAGATATTTGGCTAAATCTGATAGAAAAAGCAGCCTGCAACCTTTCGGCAATCCCGAAGCGTTACAGGCTGCTTTTATCTTTGCCGTTAAACCGCGCTTTTAACCACTCTCACGCCACAACGCTCAAACAACCGCTTGCATAATTACACCATTTAACACGCGCAATCATCGCCATGCAAGCCGAACACAATCGCCAAATCGCCAACTTAATCAAACAAGGCAACATCGCCCAAGTTAATCCGTCCGAATGCCGCGTGCGCGTGGCTTTGGGCGAATTAACAAGCGATTGGTTGCCCTATTTTGTGCCGTGTGCAGGCGGCGTGTCGGTTCATCGTCCGCCCAGCGTGGGCGAAAACTGTATTGTCATCAGCCCCAGCGGCGAAACCGCTAATGGCTTGGTTTTGTGCGGCTTAATGTCCACCGCCTTTCCCAGCCCAGCTCAATCTGCCGATGAAACCGTCATCACTTTTCCCGATGGCGCACGTTTTGAATACAACCACGCCGCAAGCAGCCTGCACATTTCGGGCATTCAAACCGCAACCGTCCAAGCCAGCCAAGCCATCACATTTGACACACCGCAAGCCACGTTCACAGGCAAGCTAACCGTAGAAAATTTGCTCACTTATTTGTCGGGCATGGCAGGCAGCAATGGCACAGGCGGCAGCACCACCATTTCGGGCGACCTGCAACATATTGGCGGCGCATTGTCCAGCAACGGCGTGGTGTTGCATAGCCACACCCACACAGGCGACAGCGGTGGCACAACAGGAGCACCGCAATGATGAACGCACAAACAGGGCGCATGATGTCGCTTGCCGAGCATGTGCAGCAATCTATCCACAATATTTTGTTCACACGTATTGGCACACGCATTCAACGCGAACCCTATGGCAGCCTGCTCCCCGAGTTGCTTGATACGCCGCTCAGCGAAGCGACGTTGCTGCGCTGCAATGCCGCTGTGATTATGGCAATCGCCAAATGGGAGCCGCGTTTTGAAATTGAGCAAGCCCAAATCCAAGCCGTGCGCAACCAAGAACGCATCAATGTCCAAATTCAGTTGCGCGGACGTTTGGGCAAACAAGCCCTAAATTTTGTTGTGAAGGTGCCAGCATGAAAGAAATTGATTTAAGCCAGTTGCCACCGCCCAAAGTCATAGAAGAATTCACGTTTGAAGCCATTTTTGCCAGCAAAAAAGCGCGGCTCATTGAACTTTGTCCCAACCACATCAAAGACGTGGTTGCCGCCACATTGGAGCTAGAAAGCGAGCCGCTCACTATTGATTTGCAGCAACAAGCATACAGCGAAATGTTATTGCGCCAACGCATCAACGAAGCCACGCTTGCCACATTTTTAGCCTTTGCCACAGGCAACGATTTAGACCACATTGCCGCCAGTCGCAATATGTCGCGCAAAATCATTCAAGCCGCCAACCCATATGCCAATCCGCCCATCGCCCAAATCAACGAAAGCGACAGCAGTTTAAGACGCAGAGTGCAGCTTTATCCCGAAAAACTAGCCGCCGCTGGCCCGCGCTTGGCATACATCGCCCACGCACTAGACTTGGACGATGTTGCCGATGCCTATGCCGTGCAGCCACGCGCAGGCGATGTGTTGGTGTACATTCAATCGCACAGCAACGCAGGCATTGCCAGTCCAGAATTGCTCGCCCATGTGCAGCAATATTTGTCTGCCGAAGACAAACGCCCCTTGTGCGATAGCGTTACCGTGCAAGCTGCCACCGCCAAACCCATTACCCTGCGCTATGCCACGCGCTACCAGAGTCAGTTAGGCAAAACCAGCGTGCAGCAAGCCCAACAAACCGCCCTGCAACAACTCATTGCCGAACATAGCGGCTTGGGCGCACAACTTGCCTTATCCAAAATCATTGGTGCATTAGACGTAGTGGGTGCAGAAAAAGTCATTTTGCACGAACCACAACACGACGTGATATGCCAAAGCGGCGAATTTATCCGAATCGTCAGCATAGAAAGCAGCGAATTAACATGACCGACAGCTTAATCCCCAGCAACAACAGCCCCTTGCAACACACGCTATCCCAATTAAGCAGCCAGCAAATCGCCCAAATAGATTGGCGCGTCATCACACAAAACCACAGCAGCCTGCACTGCTCTGCCGAATTTCTACCTTTTTTGGCATGGGAAAACAGCATCTCCGATGCAGAAGGCTGGATATTTGCCGAAAGCGAAACCGCACAACGACAAATCATTCAAAACTACATTGCCAAACATCAACACAAAGGCACGCCAGCCATGATTCGCCAGTTGTTCCGCGATTTGCAGCTAGGCGAAATAGAAATCATCGAACGCGCAAGCGAGCAGCAATACAACGGCAACATCTCTTTTAATGGCAAGCACTATTTTGGCGGCAACGATGGCGATTGGGCAACTTATGGCGTGGTGCTATCGCGTGTTATCAGCATAGAACAAGGCGAGCAAATCAAGCAAATCCTAGCCGAAATCGCCCCATTGCGGTGCAGGCTGCTTTATTTAGATTTTCGCAGCAATCCCATTTTGTGGAATGGCGAAATCGCTTTTGACGGCAGCTATTCATTCGGCAGTATTTAAAATCCAGAAAGGCAATCATGACTCAATTAAACTTACAAGCCCAATGGCGCGGTGCCATTGAGCAAATTGAAACAGGCGACCGCGTGCTCGGTGGCGCAAACGGCAAAATCAATCAAATTTTTACCGCATTGGGCGATCGAACCGAATACCTAAAACTCAAACTAGAAAGCGATGCCACCACTATCACAGCAGGAGCAGGTTTAACTGGCGGTGGCGTGTTACGCGACAATCAAACTTTGTCATTGGGTAAACCGTCCAAAATCACAGCAACCACAACCAATTTAGCCGTTAGCAATACGCATACGCATGAAATCGATAAAGCCAGTGGTGCGGTGGCAGGCATTGTCATGCTCTCAGCTTCTACCAGCAGCACCGCAACCGACAAAGCTGCGACACCCAGTGCCGTCAAAGCCGCGTATGACCTTGCCGCCAGCAAAGTCAGTTTAACTGCCAACCAAGCCATTGCAGGCAGCAAAACATTCATCAATCCCATTATTGTTGGCGAAACGAGCAGTTGGGAAAAAATGAGATTCAACGTCAAAGGTGGACACTGGCAACTTGAATTTAATCCTGCTGGCATAGACGGTAAATCTTTGAATTTTCTGTTTACTTCGTCCGAAAAGAATCCGCAACAAACACGCATTCGCTTTCCAACCGTTACCAAGCATCAAAACGTCGCCTATGAAAGTTGGGTGGAGGGCGCGATTAACAAAGTTGTGGGACGTTTTGCCGCCAGTAACCACACTCACACATGGGCAAGCATCACAGGCAAGCCAGCCACGTTTGCCCCAGCAGCGCACACCCACACCGAATATCTACCCAAAACAGGCGGAACGATTGATGGAAATTTAAAAATTCAAGGTCATTCAGATAATTGGTATGGCAGTTGGATAAACAATACCAATGCTTTGGGCAGTGCTTTTTTACATTTAGCAACAGGCGGAATCACTCGTGCAGGGATTGAAACTTCCCACGAAGGCAACGGCTCATGGCGCATCGCTTTGATGGGAACAGCACAAGGCGATATCAACCAAGACCGCCACGAACAATTAATGACAGTTAGCGCCGCCAGCGTTTGGACAAAAGCTTACGGCAGCCTGCACGATTACTTCACGCGCCGTAATGAGTTCGCCGTTCAAGCCACAGATAACGGCTATACCCGATTACCCAATGGCTTAATTTTGCAATGGGGCAGTTTCTATTACAACGATTTGCCCAGCTGGAATAATACATTTGATATCACCTATCCCATTACATTTCCAAACAAAGTATTGTCGGTTGTCGCCTGCGGTGCAGGCTACCAAGGCACGCCAACCAACGCCGCCACTTTGCGTAATCACAATTTCACAGCCTATGTACGAGAAATGTACACAGGTGCAGAGGCTGGCGGAGTGCGCTGGTTTGCAATCGGTTTTTAAAGGAGATAATCGATGAGTATTTATTTTGATTACGGCGTACAAACATTTTTTGACGACACCATTCACGAAACCGTACCTCAAACCGCGCAAACCATTACTGCCGAGCAGCACCAAGCCTTTTTAAATGCATTAAATCAAGGCGCGTACATTACCCAAGATTTGCAAATTGTACCGCGCCCAAGTACCGCGCACGTTTGGCAGAACGGTAAATGGCGTATATAGCTGCTATTCCAGTTCAATCCGAGACGGCGGTGTGCGCTTCAAAGTCATGCCCTTGCCGCCTGACAAGTGGGATTTAATCCGCGTGGATTTGCCTGAGCAGCGCATACATGAGTTTTACGCTCAAACCAAAGGTGCGAAGTACGATTGGGCTGGCTGTTTGGGGATTGCCTTACCTGCCTTGCGCCAAAACGTGAAAAAATGGTTTTGCAGCGAATGGTGTGCAGGCTGCTTGGGTTATGACCAGCCTGCGCGGTTTAGTCCGAATGGGTTGGCGAAACAGCTTTCAGGCAGCCTGAAATAGCAAAAACCCTGTCTGAAACACAGACAGGGTAGACAAAACAAAAACGGCTGCGTGGCGGTGTAACGAGCACCGTTCCCACGCCTGCACGCTACGCCACCCGAATTACTGACTGATATTCAACGTGCAGCACGGTTCTTTTATATTTGCAGTGCAATACCTTTGGTGGCAAAACAACGGGTCAAACATTTGGTACAGCGACGACAGAAAAAGCATGGAATGCAACGCAAATCGCCGAAAAATTGCAGGCTGCACGACAACGGCTAGGTGGGGTATTCATTGAAAACGAACCGTGGCAACGTTGTGTCAAACGCTACGACCGACCGCATACATTCTTTTATGCCGACCCACCGTACTGGCAAGTCACAGGTTACGAGCGTGTATTTGATTGGACGGAATACGAACAGCTTGCTCAAACGATGCGAACCATGCAAGGTAAGATGATGTTGAGTATTAATGACCACCCCGATATTCGCGCATTGTTTGCCGAGTTTAATATTACAGAATTGCAGCTAGCTTATTCTGTGGGGCGCAAAGCAGAAAGCCGCATACAGCGTGGTGAGTTGGTTATTTGTAACTACTGATTTCAAGCAGCCTGCAACAACAAAAGCGACTGCAACGTCGCTGTTGTTATATTTGATGCTATAAATTCAAATCCAAACGTTTATGGTATCAAAGTTGCAGCGGTTTTATAGGTAATAGCCAGCGATGAGATTGCTCAATTTGCACAGTTGTAAAAAATCCTGCTTGCAATAAGCAGGATTTGAAACTTTGTTGCACGGTATGAAATAAATAATAAGTGGGTTTATCTTGCAAAATGTGGGGAGAATTTCGCGCGTAGCATCAGCCTGCGCGGTTTAGCCCAAATGGTTTAGCGCAATCTTTTAATCAAAAATAAGAAAAAAAGCAGCCTGCACTTGGGTTTATGTCCTGTGCAGGCTGCTTTTTTGCCCCAAAGCGTTAAAAGCGCGGTTAAACGCCTTTGCTAGCTGCCAAATCGAATCAAAACGGCATAATAAACGCCATTTGTTGTTGCTTTTTGATAAGGACGCATTATGACAAACGCAGCCCGACACCACGGCATTACCACCAAAGAATACACCACAGGCGCACGCGCCATTGACGACATTTCTACCGCCATTATCGGCATGGTTTGCACCGCAGACGATGCCGATAACAGCGTATTCCCACTCAACCGCCCTGTTTTTTACACATCAGCCAACGAAGTTTTGGGCAAAGCAGGCAACACAGGCACACTCGCCAAATCGCTCGATGCCATCATTGACCAAGCAGACGCGCAAATTGTGATTGTGCGCGTGCCACATAGCGATAACGCAAGCGAACTCAAAGCCAACATCATCGGCACATCAACAGGCGACACCCACACAGGCATTAAAGCCCTATCACGCGCCAAAGCCACATTGGGCTACACCCCAAAAATCTTGGGTATTCCCGAGTTGGATAGCTTGGACGTATTGAAAGAATTGGTGAGTGTTGCCGAGCGCACACGCGCCTTTGCATATGGCCGCGCAGGCGGTTCAGCCGAATTGACCAAAGTAGCAGAATACCGCAAAAACTTTGGCAACCGCGAATTGATGTTGATTGACAACGAATTTATGGCATTCAACACCGCCACCCAAACCAGCACCACCGCCGCAACCGTTGCCCGAATTTTAGGTGCGCGTGCCAAGTTGGATAAACAAATCGGCTGGCACAAATCCATTTCCAACACCGAAATCAACGGCGTAAGCAGCCTGCAATTCTCACGCAGCTTTGATATTTTAGATTCCAAATGCGATGCCAACACCCTGAATAATGCTGATGTAACCACGCTGATTCGTGAAGACAGTTTCCGCGTGTGGGGCAATCGCACCTGCTCCAACGACAAAATGATGGCGTTTGAAGTGGCAACCCGTTCCGCGCAAATCATTCAAGAAACCATTGCCAGCGGCTTTATGTGGGCAATGGACAAACCCATGCACCCGAGCTTAATGGAAGACATCATCATGATGATTAACGCCAAATTAGCCGAATACGTTGCCAAAGGCTACATTTTGGGAGCGCGTGTGTTTGTGGACAAGAGCAAAAATACCAGTCAAACCGTGCAAGCAGGACAGTTCACATTTAGCTACGAATGGACATACGTTCCGCCATTGGAAAACATGGTGTTTGAGCAATACAACAGCGACACATTCTTTGTAAACTTGGTGGACAAAGTGATTAGCTTTGCCAATAGCTTCAAAGCAGCAACCGTTTAACAACAAGCAGCCTGCACAAAACAAAACGCCGTTAAGCGGGAACTTAACAGCGTTTCTCAATCTATACCGATGAAAGAATGAATAAGCCAAATAGTAACCCCATTAAAATTGACTGTAAAGCGAATTGCAATATAGAAAATTAAGGATACCAAAACAAATGAAAATGCCCAAACAACTCAAAGGTTTCAACCTGTTTACAGACGACGAAAATCAATACGGCGTGATTGTCGATATTTCGCGCCCCAAAATTTCGCGCAAAACCGAAGACTACACCCCCGGTGGCGCAATGGGCGAATTAACCGTTGCCCACGGTTTTGAAAAATTAGAAATGGAAATCACGTCCAAAGGTTATGACGCAGATATGCTCAAAACGATGACCAGCGCGATTAATGGCAAATTATTTCGCTATCAAGGCGCATTGCAAGAAGAAGACGGCACAGGCTATCGCATTTTAAAAGGCGAAGGGCGCGGTCGCATTATTGAAGCCGACCCAGGTACAGACAAACAAGGCGAAGGTGGCGAACACAAGTTCAAAGTTGCCCTGACTTACTGGAAGAAACGCTAAACAGCGAATAAATCTTGGAACTGGATTTTATGCAAAACAAAGCCAGCTTTGGCGGCGTAGACGAGCGTAAAGAACTGCGTCAGGCATTGGGCTTGATGTAATCTAACAACCATGCAGCCTGCAATCCAAACAGAAAGAAACACCATGAATCCCACCATTAAAATCAACCCAGACAACACCGTAACCGTAGCCCTGACCAGTGGCATATTTGTTTTGCGCGAACCAATCGGCAAAGACATGGACGGCATGGGACAAGACTTAATCAAAATTAAACACACCGACACCGTGCAAAAATTGCTATCGCGCATTGCCACGCCGTCCATCACACGCGCAATGTATGGCAAACTCACGCTGCCCGAAACGCAGGCATTGAATGCGGCTATTGATTTTTTTTCAGCGTCCCCAAATGCGAAAGCGGAAATGCAGGCTGCTTTGACGGAATTGGGCTACCTATCGGAATCCGATTCCGAGCCAACCAATTTGCCGCAATAATCAGCCAGCAGCCCAATGTGTGGGAAGCCGCTCACACAGAAGAGCTGAAATACTACAACGCCATCGCCGATTGTCTCGCTCAATGCGCGGCAGCTTTTGGCGGTGGCGTTGCCGCATTTGGGGACTACCCACTACTCGCTTTGCTGCGTTGGACGCATCGCGCGGTTTTGGTAACGCACGGAGATGATGATGACTGACCTAGTGATGAAAATCATTATGCAAGCCACGGATAAAGCCAGCAGCGCATTTGAGCGCGTGCGCCATGCGGCTAGTGGTTTGACGGGCAATTTAAGCGGGTTGCAAAAAGAATTAAGTGGCTTGGATAAAGCGCAACGATTGATTGTGCAACGCAATCAGTTGGACGCGCAAATGCAAAAGACCAGCCGCGCCATTTTAGAAAACCGCCGCGAAGTAAAAGCCTTGCGCGATGAAATCGCCAAATCAGGCGTGCCAACCAAAGCACAAGCTGCAAAATTAGCCGAACTTGCCCAACAATCCGACAAACTCAAAGACGCGCAAAGCAAAAGCAGCGATAAATTGAGCGAACTCAACAGCAAGCTGAAAACCTACGGCATTACCGCCAGAGATGCAGCAGGAGCGCAAGCGCAACTAAACAAAAAGCCGCTTTGGATAGGCTGCGCAAAGCACAGGAAACCGTCAGCAAAGCAAAGGAACTTTCAGGCAACCTGAAAGGTAAAGCCACAACCGCGGCAATGGGTGCGGCTACCGTAGGCGGTACAATGTCTGTGCCAATCAAAGCCTATGCCGAAAGCGAAAGCGCGGGAATGGAATTGCGTGTAGCGATGATGAATAGCGCAGGGAAAGTGCTGCCTGAATACGAAAAAGTGAACGCGCTCGCTACCAGTTTAGGCGACAGATTACCTGGCACAACCGCCGACTTTAAAAACCTGATGACCATGTTAATCCGTCAAGGCGTGTCTGCTCAAACCATTTTAGGTGGCACAGGCGAAGCGGCAGCATTGCTTGCGGTGCAGCTGAAAAAAACGCCCGAAGCAGCAGCAGAAATGGCAGCCAAGCTGCAAGATGCCACGCGAGCGAGCGAAAAAGAAATGTTAGGTTTAATGGATAGAGTTCAAAAACTCTATTACATGGGTACAGACGACAGTAATATTTTGGGCGCATTTTCCAAGTTATCCCCTGCGCTAGACATTACCAAAATGAAAGGCGAAGCCGCGATTAAAACCTTTTCGCCCCTGATTGGTATGCTTGACCAAGCAGGGTTGAGTGGCGATAGCGCAGGTAATGCACTGCGTAAAGTATTCTCGTCCATGATGGCGACTGCCAAAATTAACAAAATCATTTCCGATGCCAAGAAGTTGGGGCAAGTATCCGCTGATTTTAATTTGTCGTTTACAGACGGCAAGGGCGAGTTTGGCGGATTAGAGAATGCCTACACGCAATTAGCCAAACTAAAAAACCTAACCACAGAAACGCGACTAGACATTCTCAAATCTATTTTTGGCGATGACGCAGAAACGCTGCAAGCCCTAAACACTATGATTGACAAAGGGCAAGCAGGCTACAACGAATTTGCCGCTAAAATGGAAGCGCAAGCCAGTTTACAACAGCGCGTAAACGCCACATTAGGCACAGTAACCAACCTTTGGGATTCCGCCACAGGCTCATTTACCAATTTAATGGTGGCAGTTGGCGAATCCATGCAGGGAGAAATCCGCACCGTGATTGGCTGGATTGACGACATCAGCACCAAGTTAGGCATTTGGGCAAAAGCCAACCCCGAAACCGCTAATACTCTGCTGAAAATTGTTGGCGCGATTGGCATTAGCTTGGTGGCGTTTGCGGCTTTGTTTGCTGTGATTGCGGCTGTACTTGTCCCAATGGCAGCGATGAAATTGGCGTGGGCAAGTCTATTTACCAGCATGAGCGGTGGCACAGGTATTTTTACAGCCATTGGCGGCGGCATTCGCATCGTTTCCACCGCCTTGCTCGGCTTTGGGCATGTCGCCAAGGCATTTTTAGTCAGCAATCCATTTGGTTGGGCGATTCTTGCTGTGTCCTTATTGGCAGCGTTGTATCTCAACTGGGAAAAAGTCAAAAACGCCATTGCAGCAGGTTGGGCATGGTTGCGTGGTATTTTGCGCGATAACCCATTGATTGGCGCATTTGCAGGTCCAATCAGCATGATTGCCAGCTTAATCGCCAATTTTGACCGCTTAATTGCCAAAGTGCAGGCTGCTAAACACGCGATTGCCCATTCCAGCTTTGGACAAGCAGCAACAGGCGTTTGGAATAAAGTAAGAAGCGTGGCAGGTTTTTCGCGCGGTGGCTACACAGGTGCAGGCGGTGTGAACGAAGCCGCAGGCATTGTCCACAAAGGCGAAGTGGTGTTCAGTCAGCGCGATGTGGCACGTTTTGGCGGCTGGCAAATGGTTGAGCGTCTGCGACAAGGCGGCGCGAATCTGTTAGCAAAAATGGGCGGTTCAAGCAGCCTTAATATGGGTGCAATGGCAGTTCGTGCAGCCGAAAAATTAGGCGGCATATTTTCAGGCAGCGAAAACAAACCCAGCGTATTGCCACGCCCGACCGTGTTTGCACCGCCCCAAATAGCAGGAATGAGCAGGCTGCACATGGGTGGCGACAACATTACCATTCACATTCACGCCACGCCCAATCAAGACCCACGCAGTATCGCAGATTTAGTCTTGCAGAAATTGCAGCAACGCGACCAAGCCAAACGCCGCCGCGCCAACAGCAGTTTTATGGATAAAGACTAAAACCGTAGAGTGTGCCACGCGCACCAAACCTTTCAGGCAGCCTGAAAAAAACGGTGCGCACGGCACACCCTGCATCAACATAAGGAAACCCAAAAAATGGCACTTGCAACTTTGGGATTGTTCGTATTTCACATGAACACAATCCCCTTTCAAAACATCAGCCGCAGCCAAACATGGAAACACCCACATCAAAATGTCGTTGGCAGCATGCCGCCGTCCCAATTCACAGGCAAAGACCCCGATGAAATCAACATCAAAGCCGAATTACGCCCCGAAATCACAGGCGGCGAAAACACTGTTGAATTTGTGCGCCAAATGGCAAACACAGGGCAAGCGCACCTCTTAATCATGGGAACAGGTAAGCTAATGGGTAGTTTTGTGATTACCAACATTCAGGAAGACCAAAGCGAGCTGATGTGGGACGGCAAACCGCGCTCAATTTCATTCACTATGACTCTAAAAAAAAGTATCCGACCACGCATTCGGTGTGGACGGCGAAGCATTGGGTTTAGCTGTGGGCATGGTACGCGCACTCGCAGGGGTATGATATGGCTTTTGATTTAGACACGCTCGCCAACGCCACCCGAAAAATCTTTGACCAATTATTTGACGACCAAGGGCGACATCTGACCCCAATCGCAGAACTCACAATCAACGGCAAAACATTTGGCACACAAACCCTATCGCGCATTATCAGCCTAGATTTAACCGACAAACGCGGCTTTGAAGCGGACGAATTAACCATAGAGCTAGACGACCACGACGGCGCAATCGCCATACCCAAAATGGGCGACAAAATCACACTCGCGCTGGGTTATGCCGAAACAGGCGTAGTGGATAAAGGCGAGTACCTATTTTCCGAATTTACCCATTCAGGCAGCCCCGATACATTGAGCATTACCGCACGCGCCGCCGACCTCGCCGAAAGCCTAGCCGAGCAAAAAGAAAAATCGTGGCACAAACAAACCCTGCATCAAATCGTGCAAGCCATTGCCACGCAAAACGGCTACACAGGCGAAAAATGCAAAATTGCAGAAAGCTACAAAAACACACGCATTGACCACATAGACCAAACCAACGAAAGCGATGCCAGTTTTTTAAGCCGACTAGCCGAGCAATATGGCGCGATAGCCACCGTAAAACACGGCATTTTTCTGTTCACGCCCGAGGGCGAAGCGCAAACCGTAAACGGCAAGCCCATTCCAGCCTTAACCATTACACGGCAATCGGGCGATAGACACAGCTTTACCTATTCCACCACCGACAGCTACAACGCCGTTCGCGCGTTTTACACCGACAAAAGAACAGGCAAGCGCAAAGAGGTGGTAGTGGACAAAACCAACGTGCAGCCCGAGCGTAAAACCAACCGCAACGGCAAACAAAAACCGCCCCAAGCCAATGCCAACCGCAAAATTGACACCACAGGGCAAAAAGTCAAAACTCTGCGCCATTTGTATGCCAGCAATTCGAACGCATGGAGCGGAGCGCGAACCGCATTCAAAAAACTGCAACGTGGCGCAGCACAATTTAGCATTACACTTGCCGCAGGTCGCCCCGATTTATTCCCCGAAACGCCTGTGATTGTGCAAGGCTTCAAGCCCGAAATTGACCGCGAAAAATGGCTCATCACAGAAGTGCAACACCATTTGGACGACGGCGGCTACACATGCAGCCTGAAACTGGAAGCAATGTTGGATTTTAAGGGCGGCGAAGAATAAAAAAGCAGCCTGCATGTGGGTGCAGGCTGCTTTTATTTATGGCGGATTAACTTTTTCTTTGGAAGAACCAATTTAGCAATTAAATTATCACAAGTTTCAGCCATATCAAGAGAGTCTTGATACGCGCCTTTTCCTGTTGCATAAATAAAGAGTTTACTTAATTCATGAGTTATTTCGGTATCCCTTACTTGATACTCTTGACACACAGATTGAACGGAACGGCGAATATGATTAGCAAGATAACGACAAGTATGAAATTGTTTATCATCGCGCACCAGTAACAACAAATCCTTAATTTCCTTATGAATTTTATCTATTTCATTTTGGAAATAAATTTCTTTACTAGCATGCTTTTCTTGATATTTACCAATCCACCAGCCAATACCAGTCGCGATTACAGTAAAAATATTTAAACTTTTATCCGCAATATCCAATAAATCAGGAAAAGACGGCATTTTATTTACCTTGCATATTCACACGTTTATATTCATCGCGTGCCAATGTAATAATCTGCTCAACAGTAATTGGGTAAAACTCATCTTGCGGTAACACAACTAATTTCTTTAATACTTCTTCATAAGTAAAGCCATCGTGTTTTACTAATCCAACAAACGACTCTCCCAAAAAACCAGAATCAGGCATATCTTGCAATTTAGAAAAATCTACAATCACCTTATCATATTGGTTAAATGCTTCAATTAAATATTGTTTTCGAAAAGCAGCGCCACTGCTAATAGGATTGTCCTGCTCATCTCTCCCCCAAGGGTCTTCAGAAAATTGAGAAACATCAATGGTAATTTTATTATTTATCATAGTTTTCTTTCGGTAAAAGGCTTAACGAGCATTCAATAAGTGTTCCTTGTAATGGAACCTTTAACTGAGACGTAACTAATTTCTTATTTCTAGTTCCTGCTTTTGCCAAGCCAGAACAAATAAAAACATCAGATTTTTGCGCATATTCCACAAGCTTAACAATATTGTCAAGCCCATTTCCTCGCCCAGAGCCAATAAATCGCGACATACCAGCTTGCCATGCCTCTTGTACAATATGCGCATCTTCTAAATTAGAATAAAAAGCAGCGCGAGGTTCCAGGGCAAAATCAACATAAGATTCAGAAATGCCCACGCCCATATCATAAACAATCAAGAATAACGTATCCGTTTCTTCTTCATCTACAAACATGTACCACCAATTTTTATTTTGATAAAAATTAGTTTGATTCATAGGCTTTTTACTAAACGCAACACCATCAGTTGGATACGCATGATGCTGCACATTCATAACCATTTCCGAGGTGGCTGTTCTCAACAACGAGAATAATTTAGCCCATTCACTTTCTTGACCTATGTAACGCTGTTTTATTTTCGATTCGTGAAATGAAAGAATTTGCCGTATTTTACCAGCCAGTGCCGTAAAGTCTCGTCCTTTAGGTCGGGGATATCAGGCACGGACTGCGAAGCAGTCCTAAAAAATGTTAGAATATAGCCAATCCTTTTTTGTTTGATTAGCCAATGAAAATTCTCAAAGCCTACAAATTTGAACTCATACCAAACGGCGAGCAAATCCGCAAACTGAAACAGTTTTGCGGCTGTTCGCGTTTCGTATTCAATCGGGCTTTGGCATATCAAAATGAACAATATGAAGCGAATAAATCGTTTAAATTTAGCTATACTAAGTTAACCGCATTGTTGCCCAAATGGAAACGTGAGCTAGTTTGGCTCAAAGACTGCCACAGCCAAGTGTTGCAGCAGAGTTTGAAAGATTTGGAAAGTGCATTCAAAAACTTTTTTGCAAAACGCGGCGACTTCCCAAAGTTCAAACGTAAAGGCGAAAAAGACAGTTTTCGTTTTCCACAAGGTTGCAAATTAGAACAGCACAACAACCGTATCTATTTGCCTAAAATAGGATTTATCCGCTACCGCAATAGCCGAGCTATTTCAGGCAGCCTGAAAAATGTAACCGTCAGCCAAAAATGCGGTAAGTGGTATGTTTCCATTCAAACAGAATTTGAGACGGAAACGCCAAAACCCAACAGCGGAGAAATCGGTATTGATATGGGCATCGTTCGTTTTGCTACTTTGTCCAACGGCGAATACTTTGAGCCGATTAACGCTTTCAAAGCCTTAAAAGGCAAACTAGCGAAATTGCAAAAGCAGTTCAAACACAAAACTAAATTCAGCAAAAATTGGCAAAAGTTAAAAGCCAAAATTGCCAAATTGCACCACAAAATCAGCAATATCCGTAAAAACTACTTGCATCAAATCAGCAACCAAATCAGCCAAAACCACGCGATTGTGTATGTTGAAGATTTGCAAGTGGCGAATATGTCCAAGTCAGCAAAAGGCGATGTTGAACAGCACGGTAAAAATGTGAAACAGAAATCAGGCTTAAATCGGGCGATTTTAGACCAGTCTTGGGCGGAATTTAGGCGACAGTTGGCGTATAAATTGGCTTGGAATGGTGGTTCTTTGTTTGCCGTTCCGCCACAAAATACCAGCCGATGTTGTCCGAATTGCGGACATACGACAAAAGACAACCGCCAAACGCAGGCGAATTTTGAATGCGTAGAGTGTGGCTATTAAAACAATGCCGATGTTGTTGGTGCAATCAATGTGTTAAAACGTGGGCAAGCCATTCAGGCTGCCTGAAAAAACAAAAATCAGGGCAGGACGTGTCCGTAGCGCGTGTGAAGTGAACAATGCAGTCAGGTTGTCAGCAGCACGAACCCACCGAAGCGAGTCAGCAAAACATTGCTAGCCGCAGTAGGAATCCCCTTGCTTTAGCAAGGGGAGGACGTCAAGCAAAGACGAGCGTTTGCAGCACGCGCGTGAAGTGCAGGCTGCTTTGTTGAGCCGCGGCGAAGCGAAGCAATCTTTAAGCGAGATTGCGGCGCGTTTTGCGGTGGAAGATGAATTTTGGAGCAAGGCAAATTGGCGTGTGTTTCACGATGTGAAAGCGCGAGTAGATTTTAAGGCGATTGATTGGAATCGTGGCACGGCTGCTGGCTACATCGCTAAATACATTGCCAAGAATATTGACGGCAAAAATGCGCTGGGGCAGGAAATTGGCGATGATGACGAGAGTTTGATAGGGGAAAGTGCGGCGGCAACGGCGGCTTATGTGGACGCTTGGGCGAGCTTATGGGGCATTCGTCAATTTCAGCAAATTGGTGGGCCGCCTGTGTCGGTGTGGCGTGAATTGCGCCGTGAGTTTGCCGATAAGCAGCCTGATGAAGACAGCGAAATTTTGCGTGCGGCGCGTGCGGCGGATTTGGGCGACTGGGGTAAATTTGTGCAAGTGATGGGCGGTGTGCATGTGAAACGTGCCGACCGTCCTGTGCAGCTGTATAAAGAATTGCCCATGGAATCGGGCGAAGTGGCAAAAAATCGTTATGGTGAGCCGTGCGATAAAGCGATTCGTGGGGTTTTGTGTGCAACAACAGGCGAAATTCGATTCACGCGCATTCATGAGTGGGTGTTGTGTTTCGATAAAGGTGGCGTAGCCACCCCTTGGACTGGTGTCAATAACTCTACGAATTTGTTGGACGATGAAAAACCGCGTCAAAAATTGGTAAAAAATCCAACCGTGGCAGAAAGTGTGCGCCGTGTATTTGGTCCGACTGCGCGTGCAGGTTGGGCAAAACAGCGCGATTTTATACAGGCTGCTTTGGCGCAAGATTCGGAAGTGCCACCAGCGGTACAACGTCAATGGCGCGAAGAAATGTCGGCTTTGGACGAGAGCTTGCGGTTGCCTGAATGGAATGCGGAGCGTTGGTTGGGTTGGGTGCAACATCATGCCGATGAACAGCAAGAATGGGTGCGCCAAGCGCATGAACAGGCGAATCGCGCTAAACAGCAAAGCGAGCAAACGCAAGAATTGCGCGATTATTTGGCGACTTTGCGAAGCATAGGAACGAGTGCGTGGGACGCTTCGGGCTTTGGTCGCTATGAGAAAAAAGTGCAGGCTGCTTTGCGTGAACAAAGCCGTACGCCTGCGGTGCGCCCTGAAAAATTTATCAAACCAAAACAATACGATAGTTTGGAAAGCGTGTTGCGCGATGCCGCTGCTTTGGAGCAGAAATTGGCAGCGCAATGGGTGGATTGGTTGAATGATTTTTAATCTGCCATATCAAAAGGCGGTGCAGGCTGCTTTGGTTGGCATGAAATGGGCTGGAGGTATGATGAATAGCTTGTTTTTGAATAAAGATGAAATGGTGGTTTTGACAGGCAAGGTGCGTGCCAAACCGCAAATTCGGGCATTGGCAGAGCTGCGTATTCCGTTTTTGGTTAATGCGGCTGGTCGTCCGATTGTGGCGCGTGCGGCGGTGGAGCGTGTGTTGGGTGCGGTGGTTGTGCCTACGCAGTCGCCTGAATCGATGCGCTGGAAAAGTCATCAAACAGATGGTTAA